CAATGTATATTTTGAATTTGTAAAATTATTTCATGATTACTTTTTAAAATTTTACGAAGATATATTTTTTCCAACTTTAATTAAAGAAGGTATCACGACTATTGTTGATATGGGTGATACATTTGATAGTCGTAAGGGTGTTGATTTTGTATCATTAGAATGGGCAAAGAATCATTACTATGATAGATTAGCAGAATTAGGAATTACTGTTCATACAATCATTGGTAATCATACGGCATATTATAAGAATACAAATGATTTGACAGGTGTTGGACTTTTTTTGAGAGAGTATGACAATGTAAAAATATATCCAGAAGCTGAGGAAGTTAGAATCGATAAAACAAAATTTTTATTTGTACCTTGGATTAATCCTGAGAATCAAGAAAAAACATTTCAGCTGATTGAGGAAAGTAACTCTCCATGTGTCATGGGACATCTTGAGTTGAATGGTTTTATGGCAACTCGTGGTCACTTCATGGAACATGGTATGGACTCTGATGTCTTTGATAAATTTGAAAAAGTTTATTCTGGACACTATCATATGAGATCAAATAAGGATAATATTTTTTATCTGGGTAATCCATATGAGATGTATTGGAATGATGTGAATGATCGAAATCGTGGATTTCATTTATTTGATACAGATACTTTAGAACATACACCAGTTAATAATCCATATCAACTTTTTCATAATTTATATTATGAAGATACGCCACATCAAATGTTGGATATCACAAAGTACGATCAAAAAATACTTAAGGTCATTGTTCGTAAAAAGTCAGATCCAAAACAATTTGAAAAATATATCGATAAACTCTACTCATCAAATCTGGCTGAACTTAAGATTGTTGAAAATTTTGATTTTACAGAGGGAGAGGAGTTTGAAGCAGATGAATCCGAGGATACAATTTCTTTATTAAATAGATATATACAGGAGTCTGAAGTTGACTTAGATAAATCTGTGATTACAGAAATACTTCAAGACGTTTATCGGGAGGCCTGTGAGGTTGAGTAATGTTTATCTTAGCGGTTAAAGGATTTGAAGAAGACGGTGCTTTCTCCATCGAGAATGATGATGGGGATAAAGTTCTTTTGATGTTTGAAGAGGAGGATGATGCAGATAGATATGCTGACTTAATATCAGTTGAAGATGATTATCCAGAGATGAGTGTGATAGAGATAGATGATTTTGTGGCGATGAGGGCTTGCGAAATGCACGATTACATGTATAATATAATTAGACCAGACGATATCGTGGTTCCACCAAAGAATGATTTGTTTCAAAAAGATAAAATGGCGTAATTTGCTGTCTACTGGTAATCAGTGGACTGAGATTGACTTAAATAAAAAATCGAATACAGTTATTATTGGTACAAATGGTGCTGGTAAATCCACTATGTTGGATGCACTTACATTTGTTTTGTTTAATAAACCCTTTCGTAAGATTAATAAATCTCAACTTGTAAACGCTACAAATGAAAAAGATTGTGTAGTTGAACTTGACTTTACAATCGGGTCAACAGATTGGTTTATTCGTAGAGGTATCAAACCAAATATATTTGAGATTCATCGTAATGGACAAATGATGAATCAATCTTCTGCTGCCAATGATCAACAAAAATGGCTAGAACAAAATGTTGTGAAGATGAATTACAAGTCATTCACACAAATCGTTATACTGGGTAGTAGTACATTTGTTCCATTCATGCAACTATCAGGTTCAAATCGAAGAGAAGTAATAGAAGATTTATTAGATATCAAGATATTCTCAGCGATGAATAATATTATTCGAGATAAGATAAGAGATAAGAAAGATACAGTTAGAACTTTAGAGTTAAAAAAAACATCTTTGAAAGAAAAGTTAGAGATGCAACAGAACTTTATGGAGGAAGTTGAAAAGAGAGGTAAAGAAAGAATCGATTCTAAGAAAGAAAAAATTAACTCTTTGATTGTAGATACAGAAGAATGCATAGCGTCAAATGAGTGGAAAGAGGATGATATTCAAGAACACATCAAAGACCAAGAAAGATTTACAGGTGCTGATAAGAAACTTAAAGAGTTAGGAAATCTTAAAGGAAAGATATCAAACAAGGCATCAACTGTAAAGAAAGAACATAAGTTCTTCTCAAAGAATACAGTGTGTCCTACTTGCACACAGAATATTGGTGAAGAGTTAAGGCTAAATAAGCTTGACGAAGCCCAACAAAAAGCAAAAGAACTTCAATCTGGTTATCAAGAACTAGAAAAAGCAATAGAAAAAGAAGAAGAAAGGGAACGTCAATTTATCCAACTCACTAAAGGAATAACCAAACTCACGAATGAAATTTCTCAAAACAACGTTAAGATCTCTGGCTATCAAAAACAAATCAGAGAACTTGAATCAGAAATTCAAACTATTACCAATCAACTTGAAAACAGAAATTCTGAACATGAGAAACTAACTGAATTTGACCAAAAACTAAAAGAGACTTATGACTCTTTAGGAGAGAAGAAACAAGAAATACTACATCATGACTTTGCCTACTCACTTCTCAAGGATGGTGGCGTAAAGTCCAAAATCATCAAAAAGTATCTACCACTTATCAACCAACAGGTTAATAAGTATCTCAGGATGATGGACTTCTATATTAATTTCAAACTTGATGAAGAGTTTAATGAGACCATTCAATCTCCGATTCATGAGGACTTCTCATATTCATCCTTCAGTGAAGGTGAAAAAATGAGAATCGATCTAGCACTTCTCTTCACATGGAGAGAGGTTGCTAGATTTAAAAACTCTGTGAATACAAATCTATTAATCATGGATGAAGTATTTGATAGTTCACTTGATGGATTTGGAACAGAAGAATTTTTAAAGATAGTAAAATATGTAATTAAAGATGCAAACGTATTTGTAATATCTCATAAACAATCTCTACATGATAGATTTGAAGACCTGATACAGTTTGAAAAGGTCAAAGGATTTAGTCGTATGACATAAATAAAATCAAAGTACGGTAATCCGCATGATACTAGAGGAGGCATGTCACTCACTTAAGTTAGAATGTGCATTAAGAGATTTAGGTTTTGTTGACATTGGTTGGAAGTGTGTAGCACACGCAGGGATATTTTTTATTCAACCAGTGGGATTTCCAGATTATCCTGATGGAGAACTCTTAGGATTTTCTTTGACACTACCTAACACTCACGATATGCGTAGAGTTCGTTTGATGCGAACTGCAAAGAGAGCATTAGACTATGCGACAGGAGTAGAATCATGAAAGTTCCAAATTGGCAACACCATTCAAAAAAAGAAAAGAAACGACATCTTAAACCACAAGCACTGCGTCAAGCTAAAGCAAGACGTAGACAGTTGATAAAGTGTCTACTTAACCCTTCCAAACGAAGGGTTTTCTATTATAATGGAATCATATAAGAGAGGTTTTGATGTCCATCCAACAAGAAATTAAATCACAACTTGCAAAGTTACTCGCTACAGAAGATTTGATTGTAGAACACAAACAAGTCGAGACTGCAAGTTTTAATGTCGAGACAAGAGTTTTAGTTCTTCCACTATGGGAGAAGGCATCAAGTGAAGTTTATGATATGTTAGTCGCACATGAAGTTGGTCATGCACTCTTCACTCCATGTGAAGATTGGTTAGATAGATATCCAGAGATACCACCATCATTTGTAAACGTGGTTGAAGATGCTCGTATCGAGAAGTTGATGAAGCGTAAGTATGCTGGTCTTCCAAAGACATTCTTCACTGGATACAAAGAACTACAGGGAATGGACTTCTTCAAGTTAAGTGATATTGATGTGAATGAGATGGGTATTGCTGATAGACTAAATCTATATTTCAAGATTGGTAACTTCATTGATATTGATTTCAACGAAGAAGAAAAGACTTTTGTAAGTATGGTCAAGTCAGCAGAAACATTTGATGATGTTCTTGAGTATTCAAAAGTTATCTGGGAGTATGCGAAAGAAGAATTAGAACAGAAGAAGAAAGAACAACAAGAGATTGAAGAGATGAAGGCAAAGGTTGAGATGGAAGATGGTGATGGTGACAATGAAAAAGAGTATCGCACTACAACTCAGGGCACTGAAGGGGATTCAGAAAAGTCTGATGTTGAAAATGAAGATGAGTGGGACGATGAGGATGATGGTTTAGATTATGATGACCAAGCATATTCAAAAGGTGGTATCTCTCTTGGTGATGAACCACAGGTTGAAACTGCTGAGAATCTTGAGGAGTCACTTAAGGATTTAGTAAATGAAGCTGGTCGTGAGACACTCTATGTTGAGAAACCAAATGACTTGATCTTGGTAAAGTTATCATTCCTAACTGGTTCATTCATAAGAATATTGATTTTGAGTGGCGTGAAAATACAGCATCAGATTTCTTCAATGCTGATAGAGAGTTTGATGAGTTCAGAGTATCTGCAAGAAAAGAAGTCAACTATCTTGTCAAAGAGTTTGAGATGAAGAAGTCAGCGTCCGCATACGCTCGTGCTGCAACTGCAAGAACAGGAATGCTTGATATGTCAAAACTTCACACATATCAATACTGTGAAGATATCTTCAAGAAAGTTACAGTTCTACCTGATGGTAAGAATCATGGATTAGTATTCATTCTTGATTGGTCTGGTTCAATGTCTTACATCATGAAAGATACAATCAAACAGTTATACAATCTAATCTGGTTTTGTCGTAAGGTTCAGATTCCATTTGATGTTTATGCTTTCACAAACTGTCATCCCTATCACAATGCTAGAGAAGAATCACGTTACACAGCAAAGAATAATCTAGTTTGTATTGAAGAATCATTTAACCTTATGAATCTATTCACATCTAAGGTCAACGCTAGAACTCTAGATCATCAAATGAGAAACGTCTATCGCATGGCGACTCGATTTGGTTACTCTAATGTTTCTTGGGATGATA